CAGAAGGCTATATATTAGAGATTTCTAACAATCCTCTGATAAATGAAGATAATGTAAATAAAATACTGACAGCTTTAAATAATAAATATAAGGATATGAGGTTCAGAAAGCTAAGCGGAAAAGTAAGGTCGGATTTCAGGCTGGAGTCTATGGATCCGTTATGTGTGGAAGACTATAAAGGTAATGCTTATGACTGCTATTTAACAAGGCTTACTTATACAATTGGAGACTATACAGATATTAGCTGTGACTGTAAGACAAAGGAGGAAACGGAAATATCTGGCAATTCTACAGTTACAAAAATATTAAAAATGGCAGAGTCGAGTGCAGATAAGAAAGTTGAGAAGGAGAAGAATGTAAGAGAAAAGGCATTGGCAGAGCTGACAGAGAAGCTTAGCAAAAATACAGGATTGTATTATACAGCGCAGGAAGCAGAAGGAGGCGGATATATATATTATACACACGATAAAAAGACCCTTGCAGAGAGTACATTTATAACAAAATGGACAGCGGAAGCAATAGGAATAAGTATGGATGGAGGAAAGACTTATCCATATGGATTTACTGTTACAGCAAAAGTAATTATGGATATAATTGCGGCTAATAAAGTATCTGCGACATATATAGAGGGAGGAATATTAAAGCTAGGTGGACAGGATAATACACACGGAGCAATAAATATATTAAATGCTAAGGGAGAGCTTATAGGTTCCTGGGGAGCAAATGGAGTAGATGCCCAAAAAGGTTTTATTGGTGGCTGGAGCATAGAAAATGGAATGTTAAAAAGAACCACAGAGACATATATACCACCTAATAAAAAAGTTCTGGATAAATTGTCATATGTAATAAGAGCTGATGCAGCAAATACATTAGATAAAAATTTATATGATTTTAACGGTAATGGTCAGATAGATATGTATGATTTTGTATATGTAAAAAGGGTACTTAATGGACTAACAGAGTTTAATAAAGACACTTGTGCTATTGCTAAGACGAGCACAGTTACAATAACAATAAATCCTTACAGTACTAAAGAAATGATTTCAATATATGGAACTGATATGTGGGGCCAAGAAAGAAAAACAATAATGGGAATACAGGATTTACAGATAGATAAAGTAAAGTCTGACAGCGTAGAAGCTGGTGAATTTAAACTTAATAAAGATTACGAACATCCTGATATTGGTGGAGTTACAAATGTAATCACTATGGGAGATAACAGTAAATCTTATATAGGAAGCCAGGATGGTACGGCAATACTCGGAAACTCAGTTGGATACGAGTTGAGATTGCAGACAGATGGCAATTTAGTTTTGTATAACACAAGTGGCATAGCAGTATGGAGTTCAGGAACAGCAAGAGGATAATGATATGGGAATATATGTAAGAAGAGGAATGGAAGCGGATTTTGATCCGGAAAAAATGAAGCCCGGAGAATGGGCAGTAAGTATTAACAGCGATAGAAAAAAGCAGAAAATATGGATGTGTTTTGCACCCGGTGTAGTAAAAAGAATGGGTACATATGAGGATTTCGTTGACCAGATTGAGAATGCAACAGATGAGATAAAGCAGAAATACATAACAGCTTTTAGCGAGATTTTAAAACAGATAGAAGATGACAAAAATGTTGTAGATGAGGAATACCAGTATGTTGTGTCATTTAAGAAAGCAATTGACAATACTTATATACCTCAAATAACAGCATATGCCAATGCGGCGGCAAGCAGTGCCAAATCAGCGGCGACATCAGAAATCAATGCCAATACATATAAGACGAATGCGGCTTCAAGTGCCAGTGCGGCGGCAAGCAGTGCCAAATCAGCGGCGACATCAGAAATCAATGCCAATACATATAAGACGAATGCAGCTTCAAGTGCCAGTGCGGCGGCAAGCAGTGCCAAATCAGCGGCGGCATCAGAAAGTAATGCCAATACATACAAGACGAATGCAGCTTCAAGTGCCAGTGCGGCGGCAAGCAGTGCCAAATCAGCGGCGGCATCAGAAAGTAATGCCAATACATATAAAACAAATGCGGCTTCTAGTGCTAATACAGCGGAAACTGCAAGGACAGCGGCAGAAACTTATAAAAATAATGCACAGACATATATGAATAATGCCAAGAGTTATATGGATGCGGCCAAAACAGCAGCAGCTTCCATAACAGGAGCATTAAAGCCTAAAGGAACAGTTACATTTGCTAATCTTCCGAATATAAGCAGTGTTGAAACTGGTGCGATGTATAACATCAGTACAGCATTTACATCTGTTGAAAAGTTATTTAAAGATGGAGGAAAAATACAGTACCCAGCGGGAACTAATGTGTATAAAACGGAGGATGGAATGTGGGACTGTTTGGGTGGAGAGTTAAGCGACTACTTAATGAAAGCGGATATTGATACAGCGGTAGAGGAAGCAATGCCAGATTACACTACAAGTTCAAGTTTGCAGGAATTGGTATCTGGAGAGAGCGTTAAATCTGCATTGGGAAAGATAAAAACAGCGGTTAAGAATGTAATAACGATAGTTAAATTACTAGGCAGCACCGATATAAGTAAAATAGGGAATGGGACTGTGACTGGAGCAATAAGTAATAATGCTACTACAATTAATAAAGTTATAAATAAGCAGGCAACGGATTTAAAGAGTACTAATACAAAAATTGATGAGGTTACAACAACAGCTGCGGCAAATAAGAAATTGTTGGGTAGTACAAGCATAAGTAGTATAGGAAATGGTACGGTAACGGATGCTATAAGTACACTAAACAGCAATTTCAGCAATATATCACAAAAAATATACTCAAAGGACTTAGAAGCTGTCACGGTGGATATTAGCAATAAAACAAGACTTAAGATTTCTTTCGTGACTGAACACGGATTTTGTCTTGTTTTCGGAGAGGCTAATCATACGGCCTTTGGTTATATTGTAACTTATACAGATTGCATAGAGTTAAAGGGCGGTTATAAAACCGAAAGGTATGGAAACACCTGGATGATAACACTTGGAAATTGGGCAACTGCAACTATAATAAGAGGCAGTATCGCTGGTATGGTTGTTGATGTCGATTAATCTACTATAAGATTTAATATCTTATAAGTTCTTTGTCCATTACCCCAAAAATAACCTGTATAAATAGCATCACTACAAAATACATATACCAAAATATCTTCATTTATATTTTGACCAAGAGTTATGCCGTATTGTTTTCCACTCCAGCCGCCTTGGATACAAAAAACGCCTTGACTATTTTTCGATTTAATTAATTCAATTTTTTTATCGACTAGTCCTTTCCAGCTATCGGCTTTGGTATCATCGAAGCCTAAATTAATTATAGCAATATTGCTGTTTAGTAAACATATTGTTTGATTAATTAGGTTAAAAAATTCTAGGTGTAGCTACATAGTAGTTATGCCTATTAAGCATACACTTTTGCACTATTTTATAGTGCTTTATAAAACATAAATATTAGGAGGAGAAACAATGAAAATGATTAGAGCACCAAATATTAAAGTGAATATTAATTAAAGAGTATATAAGATTTTAGGAGGAAAGAAAAAAATGATAACTTTAAAATATATGTATGCCGAAGCTGCACACGACAAATTGATACAGCTGGTTATAATAGCAATAATAACAGATACTGTCTTTGGTATGTTAAGAGCAATTAAAGATCACGATTTTAATAGCTGTTTTGGAATTAATGGAGCAATCCGAAAATGTGCAATGATTTTATCTATAATATTGCTTGTTATTATCGATTATATAACACAATTTAAT